GGACGAGGCTCACTGGCCCGGCGCAGGCAGTCCGAAGCGGCTGGTGGCATCTCTGCCCCAAGCGCAGCGGCGCTCGGAGGGCTGTAATCAATGACCAACTTCCCAACGCATGACGGCACCATCGCCACCCTTTGGCAAGAGATGGAGCAGGACAAGGGCGACTTGGTTGCCCGGTCTGGGCAGTATGGGATGTGGACTATTCCGAGTATCACCATGGACGTATCGACGCAGCGGGATCAAGAAGCAGACAAGGGCCATGTGGTCGTTGGCGCGCGACTTGTGAACCACCTGTCGAACAGAGTGGCGGATACTATGTTCCCGCACTCTCGCCCATTCATCATGGTCATGCTGACGCCCGAGGCGCAGTTGGCACTGGAGAAGGAGGTTGGCGAGGACGGCGCAGGACAGCTATCGGAAGTAGTCCGGTCATCCACCGCTCGGATCGAAGAAACTGCTATGCGGAAGCTGCGCATGACTGCGTATCGACCCATGGCAGTGATGGCGATCAAGCATCTTATCATCACTGGCAACGCGATGATCAGGCGTCAGCAGTCAGGAGTGCGTATCGTCTACGGCGTGCGCGATTTCTGTATCCGGCGCGATCTCGATGGTGCCATGCAGGAGTGTATCCTGCGAGACACGAAGAAGTTCGGCAACCTGCCACTTGACGTGCAGATCATCATGCGCGCGATGGGTGTGAAGTCCTATCTGGACACCACGGAAGTCGTGCTCTACTCGCACTACAAGTTTGACGGGAAGCGTTGGGTGTTCAAGCAGGCCGCAGACAATGTGGCCTTGGCTGACCCCAAGCACTTCACGAAGGAAGACCTGCCAGTTCTGCCCCTGACTTGGAGCCTCGCACGAGGCGAAGACTACGGGCGCGGACTGGTCGAAGACAATGCTATCGCTTTCCACAACCTCGACGTTCTGACGGCTGCACTGATCGACCTGATGGCGGCAATCGCTGACATCAAGTTCTTGGTGAAGACCAGCAGCATCATCGACGTTGCTGCCATCAATAAGGCAGAGCGCGGCACGTATCATTCAGGCAACGAAGGTGACATCACCGTGCCTGAGATCGGCAAGCGTGGCGATATCAAGATTATGATGGAGGCGATCACCAAGTGGGAACGCGACTTGTCGCAAGCCTTCTTGTTGAACTCTGCATCAACACGCGATGCCGAGCGAGTGACTGCGGAAGAAATCCGCATGAATGCGCGCGAACTCGAAAGCGGCTTTGGGGGTCTCTACTCCAAGCTCGCACTAGAGTGGCAGCAGCTTGAAGGCGACTGGGCCGTTCGGGCTGTAGACATCGGGAGCTTACTTGGCAAAGCCAAGGCTGCTCTGTTCGAGGTCATCGTTGTTACGGGCTTGGAGAGCCTGTCCCGAGAGGGTCAGCTTGACAACCTTCGACTAGCGATTGGAGACATGCAGTTGCTAGACACTGTGCCGGAGGAAATCCGCGCAGTTATCAACCCGCTTCTGTTCGCTACATTCATCTTCACCAACCGTGGCGTGAAGCTGGAACAGTTCCTCTACACGAAGGAACAGGTCCAAGCCAACCGTGACGCGGAGATGAAGCAGCAGCAGGAGTTGATGAGCGCACAGGCTACGGCCAACGTCCAAGAGGAAGGCGGCAAGCAGGCTGTGAAGCAAGCTGCATAACCATGAGAGAGAGAGATAATGGTTGACGAACCGACACCGCAGGGCAACGTGGGTCGAGAAGCCGCTGACGGCAACCCGACCCCACCCGCCCCATCGAATGATCCACCGGCCAACCCCGGCCCGTCCGCAGAGGACAAGGCCAAGCTGGAAGCGGCTGAGAAGCTGGTGGCAGACAACGCGGCAGCGAAAGAAGCAGCGGCGACAGCGGAGGCTGCGAAGAAGGCCACCGATGACGTGCTCGATGCTGCCAAACAGAAGACCGACGCGGAGGCCGCTGCTGCGGCTGAACTGGAGAAGGACCAGACCCCACTCGACTTGACTACGTGGGGATCGACCGGGCATGAAGGCGGTGACGCCGTGCTTGGCCTTCTACAGAATGCGGGAGTGACACCGGAAGAAGCCAAGACGTTGCTGTTCGATGCAGTAATGGCAGGCGACATGAGCAAGGTGGACAACGCCGCACTTGAGAAAAAGATTGGTAAGGACAAAGCCACGCTGGTGATGGCCGGTGCCAAAGCATTTCTCAATGACCGCAGCGCCAAGAATGAACTGATCGTCAAGGACATCAAGGATGTTGCAGGCGGTGAGGAAAACTGGAGCAAGGTCACGAGTTGGGCGAAGGCAGAAGGCAGTGGCATCAGCGAAGATCAGCTTGGCGAATACCGAGACATGATCGACAATGGTGGCGCGCAGGCTCGCTTCGCGGCATCGGAGTTGGTGAAAGCCTTCAATGCCTCCGGTGACAATACGACACTGACAACCCCTACCACGACGCCCGAGACAGTTGGCGACGGTGGAAGTCCCCCCAGTGGTCGAGCAATGAACCGCAACGAGTATGCGGCAGCAGTGGCGAAGGCGCACAAACATGGTCGCCTCCCGGCACAATCAGAACTGGATGAACTTTCTGCCGCACGGAAACGTGGACGCGCGCAGGAGTAACAACAAGAAGGAGCCATTAACATGGCCAATCCTCCGACCGACAGCACGCATCTGTCAGACTTCGTGTCCGCCGACATGATCGACCAGTATGGCGGCACCGTGGACAGCCAGTTCGCGAAGAAGTCCATCATGCGCAAATTCGTGCCGGTGAAGCCGGTGCGCGGCACTGACACTCTGCTCAATCGGCGCGTCGGCAAGACCGCACTTCAGGCCATCACCCCCGGTGTTCGGCCCGAGGTCACTGCCACGCTGTTCGGCAAGGCAACCGTCACCGTCGATACCCTGATCCTCGCCCGAGACAACCGTTCGCAGTTGAACGAGTTCCAGACCGACTTCGCCGCACGGCAGGAGATTGGTGTGGATCACGGCAAGGAGATCGCGAAGTTCTTCGATGAAGCCTTCCTGATCATGGGCACGCACGGCGCGGCCCTGTCGGCCCCGTCCAACTTGGGCGGCGCTCTTGGCGCAGGTCAGACCACCACACTCACCGCCGCTGGCGACCAGATCGACAGCGACAAACTCTACACTGCCATCGAGGGCATCGTGGTTGCGATGCAGCTTGACGACATGGACACCGACGAGTGCGCGATCTTCGTGAACCCGACGCAGCATGCCGTTCTGCTGAACAACCAGAAGCTCATCGACCGCGACTTCTCGACCGACAACGGCGACTTCGCGGACGGCAAGTTCAAGACCCTCATGGGTGTTCCGGTCGTGATGACCAACCGCCTGCCCGATGGCGCTGCCATCACGCATCTCCTGTCGAACGCTGCGAACAGCAACGCCTACGACATGACTGCGGCCGAGGCTCGCGTGGCGGCTCTCGTCCTGCATCCCAAGGCGCTACTGGCTGGCGAGACCATCCCGCTCACTTCCGATGTCTTCTTCGACAAGGTGGAGCGGTCGTGGTTCATCGACAGCTTCCTCGCCTTCGGCGTGGCCAACCGCCTGCCGGGCGCGTGTGGAAGCGTGATTTACGCGGTGTAATAACGCACTGCGCGAGAGGAATGATCGCAGGTTCAACTGCGGCACTGATACACAGTTCTCTCCTGTGTTGGGGTCGGCCCTTCGGGGCTGGCCCCTTTTTTTCGTTTGGTTAACACATTTGATTTATGTGTATTCGTTATGCACTTTCCTCAACATGGGAGCCTATCATGGCCCGATCCAAGCTGGACGTGATTAACGGCATGCTCGCTTCGACGGGCACTGATCCGCTCACGGCCAATGACACCAACCACCCAAGCTATATCAAAGCACTCGCCAAGTTCGATGAAGTGAACGACGCGTGGCAGGGTATGGGGTGGTGGTTCAATACCACAAGCCCGATCATTGCACCGACCACTGGCGATGAGATCGTATTCGCAAGTGACGTGCTGCATATCGACCCACTACTCACAGACAAGAACTACGTGAAGCGCGGCAACAGGCTGTATGACATGGACAACGAGACGTTCACGATCACAGAGAGCGTCGAGTGCCACGTTGTTCGTCTGAAGGATTACACGGACCTGCCGCCCCCGGCGCAGGCATACCTGCTCGCTCATGCACGGTATGAATACTTCCTTGACGAAGATGGCTCGCGACCCAAACTCGATAAGTATGAGGAAGCCATGGGGCGCGCATGGGCATTCTTCCAGAGGGAGCATCTGAAGAACGCGGACGTGAACATCTTTAAGGGTGGACACGGCCTGTGGTTCAGGTCCTCTTATCATGCCGCTGGCATCAACCGATCAGTTGCGAGACAAGCAACGTAAGGAGCCATCATGGGCATCAACGGATCACTAGGCACGGTGCTGCAAGGCGTAAGCGAACAGCAGCCCCGCGTCCGTCTGCCCGGCCAAGTTACCGCGCAGAACAACATGCACAGTGACCCGGTGCGTGGCCTCATCACTCGCCCTCCTGCTATCGAAACAGGAGAGTTGGGCACGGATGCGACCCCACTCAAGTTTGACACCATCGAGATTGAGGGTGTGAAATACATAGTGGGGTTCCGCTCCGGTGTCCTGCGAGTGTGGACCACGGCTGGGTCTGAGTTTACCGTCAATATACAGGACGGGGATGCCACCAACTACGTGGGTGACACCCTGCGCTTCCATGTGTATGACGACACCATCTACGTCAGCAACCCTGACGTTGTGGTAGACGAGGACTCGACTGTTGACACCAGTGACGTAATGCTACGTCAGGGTCTCGTGCAGTGTTTGGGTGGTAGTTTTGGGCGCAACATGCGCATCAAGATCACCTATGAGGATGCCACTGTAGCAAGTGGGTTCTACAACCTCCCTGACACTGACCCGGATAAGGTCAACGGCGAAGACATCATGGGTGAGTTGATCAACACCGCTCCGGGTGCACTGACAACGGACGGGGACCTGAAAGGGACCACGACACTCACTCTAAAGAACAATGTGCTGCTAGTCACGGACACCGACTTCGAGTTCAAGATCACCACAGAAGATGGTGACGATGACAAGGTGCTCCGGTCGCATACCACCCTCGCGAAGAAGATCGAAGACCTTGTGAAGTGGGCACCCCACGGCACACTGGTCAAGGTGGAAGGCGAAGACAAAGCAGCAGACGACTTCTACATGCGCTTTGAGGTTGAAGAAGAAGAAACTGTCGGCGCAGGCTTTGGAGTAAAAGGTCTGTGGCGAGAGGGTGTGAATGCGGAGGAACCGCTTTCACTAGACTTCACCACTATGCCGCATGTGCTGTTCCTGTCGGAAGGCGAGTTCTACTTCCAGCGTAACCTCTGGGAGAGCCGCAGGGCTGGTGATCAAGATAGCAACCCACACCCTAGCTTCGTGGGGCAGGCTGTCGCAGACATCGGCGGCTTCCAATCGAGGTTGACGTTCAATGCCGGTGCAAACTTTGTCGGCAGTCGGACCAACTTTCCCTTCGACTTCTACGCCAAGAGCGTAGTGGTGGAGAGCGACAGCGATCCTATCGACTTCGCCTCGACCACCGAGAAGGAAACCAAGTTGAAGTTTCAGGTTCCGTTCGACCGGGACTTGCTACTCACATCGAAGACACATCAGTTCATCGTGTCGGGCCTTACCCCACTCACGCCAAGCAATGCCGCGATGGTGC